CGGCCCGCCAGGCCACCGAGCAGTACACCGGCCGCGCGTGGGTGACGCAGACCTGGGAGCAGGCGTTCGACACCTGGCCGACGGCCGACGGGCTCGTGCTGGTGCGGCCGCCGCTGCAGGCGGTCACAACCGTGACGACCTACGCGCCCGCGGGCGGCGCGGGCGTCGCGCTCGACCCAACGGCCTACGCCGTCGATCTGTGGGCGACGCCGGCGCGGCTCTATCTCACGGGAAGCCCGCAGGCGTTGCGCGCGGCCGCGGGCCTGGTCGTGACGTTCACGGCGGGCTACGGCGACTCGACGGCGGTGCCGCCCGATGTCGTGGATGCGATCGCGACGCTGGTCCTTGAGGGCTTCCAGCGGCGGCCGCCGGCGGTGCCCGAGCAGGCGTTCGCGTGGCCCGCCACGGTGCTCGATGCGCTGCGGCCGTATCGCGTGGACTATCGGCCGCGGCTGGGGCTCGCGCCGCTCGGCTGGGCGTGCGATGCCTGATCCCGGCCGCATGACCCACACGATCACGGTGACGACGCCGGTGATCCAGCTGCCGAGCGGCGGCCAGGCCGGCGGCGAGGTCGTGCTGGATCAGCGGGCCTGCGAGTTTGTTCCGCTGAGTGCCGAGGAGCGGCTCGCAGGCGGGACGCTCTTCGCGACCGCGACGCATGTCGCGGTGCTCTGGTGGGAGCCCGGCGTCCGGCCCGAGATGCTGGCCACCGTGCCGGACATTCACGACGGCGGCCGGGAGCGCGTGTTCACGCTGAGCGAAGTCACGAACGTCGACGAAGGCGGGCGGGACCTGAAGCTCGTGATGACGGAGCGGGTGACCTGATGGCCGCGATGAAGCAGCTGGCGCGCGTCGACGGCACCGACGAGTTAATCCGCCGCATGAAAGGGATCCTCAAGGTCGTGAATAAAGAGATGGGCCGCATCAATCGCGAGAACGCCGAGCGCGGCGCGGATCGCGCGCGGCAACTGGCGCCGTATGACACGGGCGCGCTGTTCGAGTCGATCGGCGTGAAGGGCCAGGGGTCCACCTGGCGATTCGGATCGTTCGGCCGCGAGCTCGTGGATGACCCGCGGACGTTCGCGATGATCGCGGTCTGGGTCGAGTGGGGCACGCGGGTCACGCCGGCGCATCCGTACCTGCGGCCGGCGGCGGAATTCACGCGGACGCTGGTCCCGAAGGACACCAAAGAGTTCGCGCGCGAGTTGCCGTTCCTCGTGCGGAACGTGTGATGGACCTGTGGCCGGCGGCCGTCCGGACGGCCTCGCCGCTCGAGCTCGTCGAGACCGAGATCGTCTGGCAGTTGCGGAATGACCCGCAGATGACGGCGCTGGTCGCCGGCCGGGTCTATACGGCGATTCCGCCGGCCGCGCCGTTTCCGCTGGTGTTGATCAGCACGACGAGCGCGTCGCCGTTCCAGCGTCTGCAGCACGCCGGCCTGGAAGCGCTGCTCACGGTGCGGGCGAGTTCACAAGTCAGGGGCTCATGGGAAGTGCATCGCATCGCCGATCTCGCGCGGATGGTCCTGGAAAACCTGACGGTCGCGCCGCTGGGGCCGTTCCGCTCCGCGCGCCTGACGTACGACAACGGGGCGGCGGTGTACGTCGACGACCTGGCGGGCCTGGTGACGTATCACCGGCCGATGGACTTTCGCGTGCGCGTGACGATCGCGTAACGCTGCTCGCGACGATCGCGACGCAACTGCACGCGCTCACCGGGATGCTCGTGGCGCTGGTCGTCCCGCTGCCCGCGTCGCCGGATCCCGTCGCGGCGGATCCCGCGGCGCCGTGTCCGCATCCGGCGTCGGCGCGCGTCCCGCGCGGCACGCTCGCGCATCCGCGCCGGTCGTTCTGTCAACAGTGCCAGCAGTTCTTCGAGGAGTGACGTCATGCCCGCAGCACCGATTCTGACCGGCGATCCGAACTCGGGGATCATCACGTATTTCGCGCTCGGCGATTCCGCGGCCCCGACCGTCGTCCAGGACATCTCTGACTTCCTCACGAACGTTGATCCCGGAGAAGACACCGACGAACAGGAAGCGACGACCTTCCGCCGCCAGTCGAAGCGCATCCTGGCCGGGTTTTCCGACATCAAATACACGCTGACCGGCTACTACTCGGAGGAGGCGTACGAATTCTTCGCGCCGCTGCGGAAGATGGAAGGCGTCGCGTTCGAGTACGGCCCCGGCGGCAACGCGGTCGGCAAGACCAAAATCTCAGGGCTCTGCACGGTGTTCTCGTTCCCCGATCCCAGCTCCGACGTCAACGGTGTTCCCGGGATTACGGTGGAACTCAAGATCACGGAGCGCACGGTGGGCACGTTTGCGGCGCTGGCCGACGAGCCGGCGGCGGCGCCGGCGGCGGGCATCCCGGCGAAGCGCGGACGCGCGGCGTAAGGGAGGGGCTCATGTACCTGCGGCTGCCGGTGTCCGGCCTCGTGCTGAAGTACAAGCACAAGCACATTCGCGCACTGCTCGAAGAGCTCGCCGCCCACGATCGCGACATGACCGATCTCGCCAAGGACACCTGGCTGACGGCCACGCGGTTGCTGCAGGTGGGGCGCGCCTTCGAGCAGACCCTCACGCTCGAGGAGGCCGACGAGATCATCGACACCGAGAAGGAAGGCGGGGTCGACTTCGACGAGCTCGTCGCGGCGATGATCAAGGCCTTCCGCGGCAAGCGTGCGACGTTGCGGGTGCATGCCGAAGACGAGGGCGACGCCGAGGCGCCCGGCGACACGACGCCCAAAAAAAGCGACCTGCACAGCGTCGCGGCGCTGGGCCGGGTGTCCTAGCGGATCACGAGCGCATCGCGCTGCGCGAGCTTGGGCTGCTGCCGTGGGAATTCGACGAGCTCGACCCGTGGCAGTTCCGGCAGCTGCTCGCGGGCCAGCGCGCCCGGCAGCGCGAACGCTGGCAGCAACTGGCGCAGATGGCCGCCTGGCTACTCGCGCCCTATAGCCGTCGCAAACTCTCCGCGAAACACTTTATGAAGTTCTCGCCGGATCCGCTCGATGCCGAAGAGGCCGACGACGAGCGGCCGGCCGCGCCGCGCCCGCAACGGCGCCCGCGCGTGGTGACCCGTGGCTGATATCGCCACGCTGACCGTTCGCATCAACGCCGCGACCGGCGAACTGGTCGCCGAACTCAAGGCGTTGCAGAGCACGGCGACGCAGGCGCTGGGGCACCTCTCAACGCTCTCGGTGGCGGCCGGCACCGCGCTCGGGCAGCTCGCCGCGCAAGGCTTCCTGGCGGCGGCCAGTGCCGCGAAAGAATTCGTCGGGCAGATTTTCACCATCGGCGACTCCCTCAACGACATCACCGCCCAGACCGGCGTCGGCGCCGAGGCGCTGCAACGCTGGGGCTTTGCCGCGGAGCAGAGCGGCTCGAGCCTCGACGCGATGGCGAAGGCGTCGATCAAGCTGGGGCAGAACCTCGCGACCGGCAACGAGACGGCGGTCAAGGCGGTCAAGGCGCTCGGCCTCTCCTTCGACGCGCTCGAGCGGTCCACACCGGCCGAACGCTTCGAGACGGTCGCGCGCGCGATTGGGCAGATTCCCGATCCCGCCAACCAGGCCGCGGCGGCGACGGCGCTGCTCGGCAAAGCTGGCGTCGACCTGCTGCCGGCGCTGCAGAACTTCGACGCGCTCACCGCGCAGGCCGAGGCGCTCGGCGTCGTCATGTCGGGCGACACGCTGGCGGCGGCCGGGGACCTGGCCTCGCAGCTGGATGTGCTCTCGGCGCAGGGCCGCGCGTTTCTCGCCGAGGTGCTCGGGCCGATCCTGCCGGCGCTCTCGAGCATCGCCACCAGCATCACGGCCAGCGTGGGGCCGGCGGTGCGCGACTTCGGCGCCGTGCTGAAGGATCCCGGCGTGCAGCAGGCCATCGCCGCCATCGGGACCGCCGTCCGCGAAGCGTTCGGCGGCGACCAGTCGGCGCTGATACGGAACCTTACCGGCTTCGTGATCGAATTCGCGCGGCAGTCGATCGGCGCGGTGTCCGATCTGGTCAGCGCGTGGCAGCTCGTCAAGGCGATCGTGCTGGGCGTCACCGCGGTGTCGGTGCGCGCGATCGAAATGGCGGCGCTCGCGAAGTCCAAGCTCTCGTTTGGCGAGACCAGTCGGCTCGCGAAGGAAGCCGCCGACAGCTATGGCGCGATGGCCGCGAGCCTCGAGAAGGCGGCCGGCGAAGCCTACAGCGCCGCGCAGGGGCAGAGCGGGCTGACGCAGGCGCTCAATCAGAGTTACGACGCGCTCGGCCGGGCGAAGGCCAATCTCGACGCCGGCGTGACGAGCAACATCATCGCTGGCACGACCATGCGCGAGCTCGAGTCAGCGACGCGCGGCCAGGCGGGCGCCTTCGATCAGTTCGCGAAGGACGCGGACAAGGCGAAGAAGAAAGTCGAAGACCTGCTGACGCCGCTCCACAAGATGCAGGACTTGATGAGCGCGATGGTCCCGACCGGCATCGCGGGCGACTTCGTGGCCGCCGCGGGCAAGCTCCCGATCGAGCCGACGCGCGGGCCGCTGCCGGGTACCGTGCCGACGATCCCCACCGGCGACCTGGTGCGCAAGGCGCTCGAGGCGCAGGAGGACGAGGCGCGGAAGGCGTCGCTCCTGAAGTGGGAAAGCTACGGGGCGACGATCGCGCAGTCGATCATGGGCGCCATCCAGGGCGGCGGGAGCGTCTGGAAGGCGGCCGGGAGCAGCATCGGCAACCTAGCCGGCGCAGAACTCGGGAAGAACCTCGCCGCCACGGTGTCGAAGAACGTGGCCGGCACGTTGGGGAAGACGCTCGGCGGCGCACTCTCGTCGACGATTCCCGTGCTCGGCGCCATCGGGGGCGAGCTGCTCGGCGGGCTGATCGGCAAGGTGTTCGGGCCGAGCGAGCACGAGAAGGTGAACGACCTGCGCGACGCCTTCATCGACAGCGCAGGCGGGCTGCACGCGCTGAACGTGAAGGCGGTGGAAGCCGGGACGTCGCTCGACGCGCTACTGAAGGCGAAAACGACCAAGGCCTTCGAGGCCGCGGTCGCGAGCCTCAACACGACGATCGGCGCGTCGGCGAAGAAGGCGCACGACTTTGCCGAGGCGCTCAAGCTCGCCGGCAAACAGGCCGACCTCCTGAGCCCGAATCTGATTCAAGGCCTCAAGGACATCAAGCCCGGCACCGAAGGCGCCGCGGCGGCGATGCAGTTCTTCCAGGCGCAGACCGCGCTCGCGGCCGGCGGTCTCAGCGCCTTCCTCGAGCACGCGAAGGTCGCCTCGAAAGAATCGGGCGCGGCGCTGGTCGGCGCGCTCGGGACGGTGTTCGCCGACCTGCAGGCGCAGGGGCTGTCGTCGGGCGAGGCCTTCAAGCAGCTCACGCCAACGATTCAGCTGCTCGCCGAGCAACTGAAGGCGGCCGGCCTCGACGG